CTCTCGGTGAGAATCTTGCTACTATTCAAGATATTCGTGCCGAACTCGTAGAAATTGAATTACAGACTGCTGAATATGGAATTCCAGAAACCTTTGCTGATCCGAGAGTCCTTGATTTCACTAAATATGGTGGAAGTCGTGCCAAGCCAGGAATGGTTACTCAAGCCAAGCCTGTTCCTGGAAAGACAATTGCCGACGGCTTCCACACTGTCAAGTCAGCTATTCTTTCTCAAGAAATAGATCCACTTCGTCAGCACATTGATAATGATGCTCAATTCGTATCTGGTGCATATCCATCAGTCTATGGTGGCCCTGCTCAAGGTGGAAGTAAGACTGCCGCTGAGTACCAGCAATCCAAGGCTCAGGCTCTCCAGAGGTTAGGAACTATTTGGAAGATTATCTCCACCTTCTGGGCTGACTTTCAATCTCGTTCCGCAGTAGAAAAGGCTAATGTCCTTAAAGAGCTCGGAATGGATGAGAACTTCGCCAAACGAGAAGGCGGAGGATTCGTTAATGTCTGGATTCGACAAGCATCTCTCACAGGTAAGATAGGAAGATGTGAGCCTGAGAGTGCTGATCAGTTACCTATAACATGGGCCGCTCGGAAAGATGCCATGATGCAGTTAATGTCATTAAATAATGATGCTGTCTTACAAGTCTTAGCTCATCCAAGGAACTCAGGTATCCTCAAGGATGCCTATGGTATCTCAGACTTGTATATTCCTGGAGAAGATAGTAGATTGAGACAGTTAGAAGAATTTAAAGATTTGAGTCAGGGGATTCCGATTCCCATTAATGAAATGGTAGATAACAACGCCATTCACGCAGAGACTCTTAAATCTTTATTAGAAGGCCCAGAAGGAAGAATGTTAAGTCAAGAAGGAATGATGGCAAGTATTCAGCATCTTGCCGCTCACGAAGAAGTATTAGCTGCTCAACAGGCTAGACAAATTGCTGAACAACAGGCAGCGGCACCTGAGTCTAAGCCAACAAACAAGGATAAGGTAAATGGCTGAAGGAATTGCGGACGTTTTAGGAATGGAAGATGAATTGAAATATCTGGAGGAAGGTAAGCCAGATAAGGAAGATAAGACTGAAAAGGAAGAATCTGCTGATGAGGAAGATGATGTCAATGATTCTCCTGAAACTGAAGAAGATGATGATAAGGAAGATTCTGAAGAAGAATCTGAAGATGAAGAAGAATCTGAGGAGGAATCAGATGATTCTGAAGATGATGAGGAAGAAGATTTAGAAGCCTTTGATTCTATTTATCAGAAACTCAAGTCTTATGATGCTAAACTTCTAAAGAAAGTTCCCGAACTCCGCTCAGTCATTTTCCGTGAGCAAGAGTATTCTAAGTACTATCCCACTGTTGAAGATGCCAAACAGGCATTTGAGACGGGTGAAGCCTTTGCTGTTTACGAAAAAGATTTAATGGCCGGCAAGTCTGAGGGCATTATTAAGACGCTCGGGCAGACGAATAAGAAGGCATTAGAGACATTCGTCGCTAACTTCACGACTACTTTACAAGCTGAAAATAAAGACTTGTATTTCGGGATGATCTACCCTGAAATTAAGAAAGCGCTTCGGGCAGCGGCAAAGTCTAGCGATCCAAGATTAAAGGTATCTGCCGAGAACCTTAACTGGTTCATGTTCGGAGATACCGATTTAGCTAAAGATGAAGGGCTCAAACCGAGAGATAATAGTAAGGAAGATGAAATTGATAAGAAGGAACGGGAATTTGAGACCCGCAAAAGCGAGGAATTTACTAAAGAAGTCGCCAATTCTATCGAGAAGAGAACTAAGTCATTAATTGGTAAGCAATTTGAAAATTCAGGAATTGCTAAGCCACTTATTAATTCTATGGTCAACGATATCTATAAGAGAATTGGACAAACTCTTGAAAAAGATAGAACCCATATGAATAAGATGAATGCACTTTGGAATAAAGCAGCGAGGGATGGATTTCAATTTTACTTGAAAGACAGCATTAAATTCGCGTTTCTGTCACGCGCAAGTGTTGAGATTTCCAAGGCTCGTAAGGCAGTCTTATCTGAGTATAAACTTGATGACAAGTTTAAAATGAAAGATGAGACTAAGAAAGAAGTTAAACGTATTCCCTCTAGTAACATGGCACCAGGAAAGTCTAACGGTAAGGTTGATTTCAAAAAGATTGACTGGTCCAAGACAACTGATGCAGATGTGCTAGCCGGGAAGATTACATATACAAAGTAGGTTTGAATGGCTGTACAGAATAGTGAATCAGTTATTTCTGCTGAAATGGAGCGAGTGACTCCATTAGTAGAAGGACTGTACGAGAAAGATGATACGTTTTACGGAAGTATTGATAAGGATGCCAATGTCGAGCGGATTTCTGCTCGGGATATGCGTATTCCTTTAATGATGCGTCCGGGCGGCAATTTTGGTCAGTTTGACTCCGATGGTGGAGATCTGGGACGTGGTGGCGCTCCTTACTACGATAAGGCAGTTATCAACACTATTAATCTCCGCTTTGGATGTGAATGGACTAAGAAAGCCGAATGGGCTACGGATGATACTCGGAAAGCAGTTGTTAATGCTTTTAACAAGTTAGTCTCTAGCTCTATGCCTCAGTTCCGCCACGATTCAGATGCTCTCTGTATGCAGGCTGGCACTGGTGTTTTGGGAACGGCTAGTGCAGTGTCTGCCGGTGCTGGTTTCGATACTGTTACTCTTGATAGTGATGGTTTCGGAGCTATGCTTCTCAGGTCTGGTCAGAAAGTCAATGTTTATGACGCAACTCTGGCCACGAATCGTACTGCCGCTGGCGCTGTCGAGATTACTTATTACGACTCGGCTAATAAGATTATCAAGACAACTCCGAACACGACTGACTTCATTGCAACTGACGTATTGGTTATCGACGGTGTTTCAGGGGCCAATCCTGTCTCACTCTATGGTGTCCCGTATCACAATAGCAATGCTTCTACTGGTACTTGGTTAGGACTTTCTCGGGCAGATAATCCTGAGATTCGTTCTACTGGTACTAATGCCGCTGGCCCACTTCAGCTTCCACAGGTTCGACTGACTCTGAATAAGATGATGAATCGAATCGGTCTTATGGAAGCAAAAAGGTTGAAGCTGAAGGCGTGGTTGAATCCTGCTCAGTTGGATGCTTATGAACAGTTAGGACAGCTTACTACTGTTATCAATAAGCCGCCCTCTGGTACTCCTGGTCTTGACCAATTCTACAATCCTGATGCAATGCAGCTTGCTGGTGTCACTGTTCAGCAGTCTATTCACTGGGATATGACTCGTATTGACTTCATTGCTTCCAATTTCTGGGGCCGAGCGGAAATGAAATCGCCAGGTTTCTATGATGTTGGGGGAAAGAAGTTCTTCGAGGTTCGTGGTAATAGTGGGGGTGTTGCTACCAGTCAGTTGTTCTATCTGGTTGCTTCATGGAACCTTTTCTGTAAGAATCCTGCCACTGCCGCTTATATCTACGGACTTGATGTTCCGACTGGCTACTAAGGAGAATTATGAGTCAAGTATCTGATATCCAGAAGCAGCAGAGTAATCCTTTCGGTTCCGATCAGAATAGGATTACTGATCCGACTACGAGGGCATCACCTGCCGGAGTAATCACACCCACTTATCTACATACAGTAGTGAGTGGCACAAATGCAATCACTGGTATTACTGTTCCATATGCTAGTTTTCAGGGGACTCTGACGTTCTTCCCGACTGGTATTTTTACATGGACTACAGCTACTAACATTGCCGTTGCCGGAACCGCCGTTGTAGGTAAGAAGTTGGAATTTACTTATAATCCTTACACGTCTAAGTTTTACCCTTCTTACGTAGCTTAGAAAAATGAAAGGGGAGTGGAGCCTAATAAGTTCCACTCCCAAACTTAATGTTATCAGATTCAATCGACGCACAGAATTTCAATAATAAGTTAAGGGAGAGATACGGCATTCATGTCGAAACTTTACTCCCCCATTTCCGAATTGTATTCTCAGATGAACAGTATGAGAAACAATATGGAACACATAGAATCTTTTCAGAAGGGGGTATCTTTCTTCGTGGAGAAACCGGAGTTAGGAATGCCCCAAAGTATGGCTGGTTAGATGGTCAGTGGGTAATTGAGCGCCTCCATCCTAATAATTTTCAGGATGTATTTGAGGGTGCCTTTACTTATGAGCCGCTCTATGCTTTTAAAAAAGGATTGCCGCTGAACTATGACATTATGGAACTCGTAGTCAAGGCAGCATTAAAGATTATTCCTGTAGATGTTCCTGCTTCAGTCGTTCCTAAGACTAGAGAACAGGCACAGTATAATCATAATGAAAAGATGTCTAAAGAAAGTTCAGACATTTTAAACAAATTGGATGGCACAGCTATCCAGTCGGCCCTCCATGATGGTGGCGCCGTTACCGTCCCGAATAAGGTATTCAATGGCTAAAGTTACGATCGTCAGTACAGTTCCGATTTCAATTAAGGAAATTAAGCCGGGATTGCTCCCTCAGACTTATAAGTTAGAGAAGGCAAAGAAAGATTCGTTCACTCTACTTGTTATTGGTGATGCGTTCGAGCTTAGCCCCATTCCTCACTCTGAAAAGATGAGAGACTTCCGCCGGACCCCGATAACGGCTGAGATGGTCGCTGACTCTGTTATTAATGATTATATTGCTTCCGCCACTGGCACCACTGGAATGCCGAATGAAGATGGCACACTTCCAGTTCCGGGATTATTCTGGATTCCTGGTGCCGTTGACGCGGCTGAGATTCTCGCCAAGCATAAGGATAAATTAGAGACTGCCAAGAGAAGCACTGTCGCCTGGATGAAGAATCTCGTTCTTATCGCGGATAATGAATGGGCCAAGAATCGCCAAAGTAAGTTTATTACGAAGCTCCAGAGAACGGCTTGCAATTATCTTAACGTGGAACGTGAATGGAACGTCGATGACTTTGAGTTAAAGTCTAATCTCTGTGAGTCTTGTAAGAGTCCAGTAAGTAAAGATGCGATGATTTGCAGCAATTGCCGTTTCATTATTAATCCTGAACTTTACAATAAGAATAAAGCACGGTTCGCTACAGCATAAGGAGTATTATGGCATCAAATGATAAAAATGGAAATCCGTTAGCCGTTGGGGATGCAGTCTCTATCAGTGGTCACGTCAAATCTATTACTAGTGATAACGTCGTAGTTATTGAGAGTGATGAACTTGACTATCCAAGCACTACTGCTTTCAAGGATTTAACTGTTAGTCCTCGAATTGTTGTTCTGAGCTAAATGGCCGGATACGATATATTCTTCACAGGATTCGAGGGCGGCAAGGTAGATTGGCCGAACTCTAATTCACAAGCTTTGTTTGTCGATGATGGCAATGCAAGGACAGGAGAATACTATCTACGTTGTTTTGACGGATCAGCGTCTGGAGCAGGTTCCTTAACTGGTCCTACTCCAGATGCTGGTCAAGGAATTACTAATTCATTTGCTACTGGAGTTTGCAGAGTACTTTTCAGGATTGAGCAAACGATTGATACTGATTTCCCAATGATAGTGGGGTTTTCCCCATTTAATGATCCAATAACTGGATGCCAATTACGCATTGGTGCCGCTATGACCGTTCAGATTGTAGCTTATGGGGGTCAAGGTGGACTTAGTACTGAAGTTTTAGCAATTGATACATGGTATCGTGCTGACCTCACCATGACATTAACTGATAATGGCTCTGAGGCTTCTGCCGCTGCGACTTGCTCAATTTATACCGAGGCCGGAGTTTTACTATTTACTGTAACAGGTTCAGCTACGGGTATTACTGCCAGTCCAGATTTTCCTCCTCCCTCTTTAGGTAATCATCAAACTACTGGCGGACTTTATAATATATCCTTCGACGATTGGTATTCTCAGATAGTTGAGGCACAGACACCAGTATTTCCCGCAGCTACTAGGATTACCAGAGCCTCAGCGACTTCTATGGTTGCCTCTAGCTGGTCAGGTGTCTATCAAAATATCACCAATATTCCACTTGGTATTTCAACAAGTGGAGCGATTGTATCCTCAGTATTAGATGCCCAAGTTAAGTTTTCTCATACAAGCGCAATTAATTTAGGACTTTCTGGTATTACAGGATTTAATCTGTATACTACTATTAAAGCAGATGCAGATGGTGATGAGTCCATACTTATAAACAATACTCAATATACAGTTGGGGTTGTCATGGCCTATCCCACTTATCCTTATTTCTATCAGCAAATGGGTTCTCTCACTAATGCTGACTTTAATAGTTTAACTTATGGTGCGCAAAATCGAAGAACTCAAGTTGTTACTTTAGCTCAACAATATATCGAAGTTCTTCACGCTGGTAGTAATTTACCAAAAGAATTAACAGGAGAAGAATCATGGAAGCACAATGTCATTACTTTTGTTGCTACCGGGACATTTCAGGAAATTACAGGTGTTGGATTCAGGCCCCAAGTTATTCTTGTAAAGAAATATTCTGGTACTAATGAAGCAGGTTTCTTCAAAGTAGGATGTAACGGGGGAACCCAAAGTCGAGTTATTAATACTACTACAGTAGATCCGTTAGCAGTAATGTTAATAACTGATGATGGATTTACTATTGGTCCATCCTTTGAATCTGGACAAACTTACATAGCACTTTGTATTCAAGACGGAGGCATCGGAGTAGATTGTAAGTATCTTCGATATGGAGCCTTCGTTGGTTTTCCTGGAGCTCAGGCATTAGATACCGTGACCATTAAAGCAGCATGGGAACCTGACTTTGTTATGGTTCAAGGAGACGATGTTCTTGTTTACTGCTCAGATCAGGAAATTCCTGGAGATAGTGTCCCCTTAGACAACACTACGACAGTTGTAGATTACATTGATAGTTTAGTAAGTAATGGATTTACATTCGGAGCAGAGCTAAAATCTGCTAGTGTCTATTATTACTTTGCTATTCGGATGCTATTTGGACTAGATGATTTATTCAATTATAATCAATTTATTGGAACTGGAGCGAGCGAAACAGTAACAGGGGTTGACTTCCAACCAGCATTTGTTACTGGTAAGATAATTGATGCTGTTATCCCACAATGGAGAAGTGCCCTAGTCCATACTGGCGCAGATAGTTCTCTCTGGGATGAAACGACTACTAACACTACTGGCATAACGGCGTTAACGACCGATGGTTTCTCTTTAGATTCCTCTCTAAGTACGGATACTATAGTAACAAAGTGGATTGCATTTAAAGATGAAGGAGAGATAGTTCCTGGGAGTTTATTGCCGACTTCTGATGCTGGGCCTAATCAATCTGTTCCTGCTTTTGATATAGTTCAAATGAATGGAACTGCCGGTGCCGGTAACTTTCCTTGCGCCGATGTGACCGTTTTATGGACTCAGGTATCAGGTCCAGGAACCGCAGTATTTAGTAATCCTGCTATTGATGATCCGACAGTTACTTTTACTATTTCAGGTGTTTATGTATTCCGCTTTACGGTTAATAATGGCGCTGGCTCTGCTACTGATGATGTCACTATTACTATTACATGCGCAAATCCTGTTTCCGTTAATGCAGGAACTGACCAGCAGGCTTTACTTGGAGTAACTGTTCAGTTAGATGGAACTGTTGTAGGAACTACTGGAGTTACTTTTCTATGGACTAAAGTAAGCGGTCCTGGATCAGTTAATTTTAGTAGCTCAGCAATTCAAGATCCAACAGCAGCGTTTTCATTAGCTGGAGTTTATGTACTTCAGTTAGCTGCGACTTCTATTTGTTTAACCTTAGCCGATACAGTAACGATAACAATTTTAAATGATTGCGCTCTCCCTAGCGCAGATCCAGATTTGGAGTAATTGATGGCAGCACCTTATACAGCCGGCGACGTAATGGACTCTGCCGCTGCGCTCTTAAATGACCCCGGAAAGAGTCTATTCACTTATGCAGTTCAGATTCCTTATCTCAAGATGGCTAATCAGCAACTCGAACAGGAACTGCAAGTAAATGAATGTCCTTTAAATTTAATTTCTGAGTATGAGAGCACGGTAACGGCAGGCACTATTACTCTTAGTCTTCCTACTAGTTTCTTTTTACCTATTTCCCTTAAAGAGAGACGAAACGGAAGCACTCAAGAAGCAGACTACTGTGATATGAAAGAAGTTGCAAATATTTATGACTTATCTCTTAATCAGGGAACAGTCTTAACATATTGGGATTTCCGTCATAACTGTATTAACTTTGTCGGGGCCACTGAGGCTAGACAAGTAAGACTTTATTACTGGAGACAGGGTAGTATCACTACTGAGTCTGGAAGCCTTGAAAATCAGGCAGGGGCGAATAATTTTCTTGCTTATAAAACGGCGGCACTGTCTGCAAGATTCATTAGAAAGCAGCTAGAACTTGCGGATGCCCTGGATATCTCAGCGGCACAATCACTAGAATTATTAATTGCAAATTTGGTGAAGAATCATCAAGGATTAAGAGTCAGAAGGAGGCCATTTAGGAACGGAAGAAGTAGAACTTGGTTAGGGGATTATTAAAGAAAGTTAACTCCGCCGAAAGGCGATTCAATTGAATCGGAGCGTACTATGTTACCACAGATTTACCCGGGAAATTATCAGGCGTCAATTAAGGACTTTTTCAATCGAGGTGGATTCGTTACTGGTTTGAATCCTACTATGATTGGAAATATTTGGTATGCAAATGGAGAAGGAGCTACTTATACTGGCAGTAATGGCCATGTAGGTAGGAGTCCTAGAGATGGATTTGCTACTATTACTTATGCACTAGCAAAGATGAGTAGTTATGACATTCTCGTCATTGATGGTGTATTCCGCGAACAGGCCGTTACTCCGCAGGATGTATTTGATGGAATGATTATCGGTGCCGGTAATCAGCCTCGTCAAGCGACTGATGGTGGTGTGGCTACTGGTGGTGGCGCTTCATGGCTATCGCCTTCTAGTCCAACGGCAATGACTCCTTTATTGAAGGTTCGAGAATCGGGATGGACATTCGCTAACTTCCAGATGGCTCCTGTTGCCGCTTCTGCTTGTGTTAGATTATCACGGGCAGAAACGGCTTCTGATATGGACGGTGGACATGCGCAATTCTTAGGCATGTATATGGTCGGGGGCGGCGCTAATGGAATTGGAATCGAAGATGTAGGTGGTTGCGGCTATGTAACTATTCTTAATTCTCGATTCCAGGCTCTTGGAGATACAGCTATCAAGGGTATCTCTACTGGCATTGCCGTTCCGCTCTCATGGAAGATTGGTGAAGTTGGGGCAGGTAATCGTTTCCAGCAGAATCTCAATGATATTAAAATGTCATTGAGCTATGGAATCATTAAAGGAAATGAACTCCTTACTGCCGGCTCTGGCTCCACGAATAAGGTTATCTCTACCACTTTCGTCTCTACTCAGGGTGGAAATAATCAGGTGCATTTGAACTTCTTCAATAACACTGAAGCTCAGATTGCTCCTTCATCTGGTTATACTGGAGCGTCTAGCGACTTCTGGATGAATTACGTTAACGATCAGGCTGATCTTGCCTTCGGTCAGCCTGCTTAATTTTTTCTAGTTATGGCTCAGACAGTCTTTAATAAGTTTAATGGTCTTTGGGTTCGCGGCCCTAAAGACGATACTCCGCAAGATCATTTTGTGGACTGCCTGAATACTATCTATGCGGATGCTGGGGTAGCAATGAGAGATGGGCTCACTGCTTACCTCAGTATTCCGAATGTTATTTATACAGCTTTATATAAACCGAATCCTCCCTTTACTGGCACTAATATACCAAGAATCTTAGCATTAAATAATATTGGTCAACTATTTGACGTTCTTATTAGTACAGTAACTCCTATCTATACTAATGTTTTAATGAAGTCATTTGGATTCACAAATTTCTTTGGTCGCTGCTATATCTCCCCTTCTAATGGTAAAACTGGACTCGACAATGTTAATGTCCAAGTCTACGACGGCACGACTATCAGAGATGCCGGGGGAACGGCACCAACTACTCCATTAACAGGTGCCGCTGTGGTCGGCGGCAATTTAGATGTTGGCACTTACTTAATTTCTTATGCTTTCGAGACAGCTTCTGGATTCATCACAAATCCCGCAACTCCATTTGTCGGATTTGATTCTTTTGGCTCTTATAAGTTTGATATCAGCAATCTTCCTTTGGGGCCGGCTGGGACGAAAGCTCGATGGATTATTGTTACTAAAGCAAATGAGTTAGGTTCTCTTGGACCCTTAGGTGGTCCTTATGATGTATCTAAAGCTGAATTTCTACCTTTATATTTCTTTGCTCGCGTTGATGATAATATAACCACTACTTATAGTGTCTCCTTCTTTGATGAACAGTTAGTAGATGAAGCTAATTATCTCTTTACTCAATTATCAACTATTCCAGCTGGAGTTGGATTACTTGACTTTAATAGTAGGCTAGTATCCTATGGAGAATTTGACGACCCTACCCTTGTTCGAGTATCAGAGCCTGGAGAGCCAGAAGCTTTCTCCGAAACAAGTGGATTTCTTGTTACAGACCCTACCGACAATACTGGAGTCAGATGCTGCATTGAGTTTAGAACAACGCTCCATGTTTATAAGCAATCTCGCGGATATCTCACAGAAGATAACGGAGAAGAAGCATCGACGTGGCAGGTAATTAATTTCGAGAAAGCTATTGGAACTGAGCCTAACGGAATTGCTGATATTCTCGATGCTAAGGGTTCTAATTCTACTGGATTCGTTTTGGCATCTCAAGGAGCTATTTACTTCTTTAATGGTGTTTTTGCGGAACCTGAGTTAAGTTACAAGATTCGAGATTTATGGCTTCGAGTTAATGAGGAATTTGCCTATCTCATTCAGGCAGTGAATGACCCAATTAATAAACGGCTTTACTTCTTAATTCCTCTCGATGATAGTGAAGTAATAAGTCATATCCTTTACGGTGATTATCGTAATGGAATGAGTAGTGCTGACATTAAGTGGTCGTTATGGCAATTTGATGCGGCACCTACAAGTTTATTAGTGTATACTGACTTCACTACTGGAATTCCTAATCTTGTAACTCGAATTTCATCTTTAGATAGCATTGCTACTCTAACTGTCAATGAACCAGGGAGTGATTTAGGTGCCGCTGTCGCGTCCTTCTTTAAATTAGCACCGACTCGATTCTCTTTCGGAGTTACTCAGGTTGATAGAGTAAGGATTAGAATCCAAGGACCATGCACTGTTGACATTATACTCTACGGAGAAGATGACGTCGTAACGGCTACTTTAGCCTCTATCCCTACTACTGAATTACCGGGCAGAGAGTATGCTCAGTTAGCTAACTTAGTGAGTGAGCAATGTTTAGCGAAGTTTACTATTGATGGATTAAATGAGAAGTATAAAGTGAATTCTATCGTTATTGAAGGTAGTGAGTATGCGGACGAAAGGCCACGCTAATATGACTAATAAATTACTACCTAAGAATCAAATCTTTGAGTATTTAAATAGTAAGACAGTTAAAGAAGGAAATTGCTGGCTTTATACTGGCCTAATATCTTTTGGGTATGGCACCTATAAAGGATATAGAGTCCATAGATTAGCTGCTTGGATATTTATGGATTTCGAATTAAGGTCCCCATTAAATATTAATCATAAATTAGAATGTTTAAATAAGAATTGTTGGAATCCTGATCATTTGTATATCGGGACTCAGAGAGATAATACTAATGATATTATAAAAATGGGAAAACATCATTTAGTGAATAAGACTCATTGTCCTCAAGGCCATGAATATAATAAGAAGAATACTCTTATTTATGACTATGGAAGACTTGGGGGAGAAATTAGAAATAAAAGAGTTTGTAGACTTTGTAAAAATGCTAAGCAGCGAGCAAGAAGGATACTAAAAAGAAGACAAGATGCCTTCAAAAAATAACCTTATAATCAAGACTCTTACTAATACATTCCAGAGCGGCTACCTCGATCCTGCTAAGACTTATGACTTAGTTAATCGAATGAACCAGGACTTGAATGAGGTATTCAATGCCGTATTTGATGGGCCGTTACCTGCCGTTAGCGGATTTAATCTTACCTCCCTGAATGCAGCTAATCTAGTCGGGCCTATACCTGAGTCATATCATTTAGCCTATACTGATAGAGTTAATTCCTTTTCTCGTGGACAGGAAATAGTACAAGATGATGAGGAGGAGCCATTTCTTAAGTTTGGTTTTGGGGATTTAGTATCCGATCCAGTTGTTACTCCTTCATCTTATTTCCGAATTGGCTCAATAGGAGATGGAGATTTCTTCATTAGTCAGAATTCCTTTTGGGATGGAAGTGTATTTGATAGAGATGATGCTACTATCGGTGCCGTTCGAGTTGATCTGATTAATGGCGATTTAGCTTTTAACTGGTATGATACTGTACTAGGAGACTTTCGGGATACCTGGTCGTTCTCAGGTAAGGATATCCTTTGCTCTAATTTCGATGATGACGATGTTCTAGCTTTTGCTCTTTTAGATGAGGAAGATGTATTTCGACTCGGAGAGAGTGCTGCTATCGACAACACTCCAAAAGGATGGATAGCTATACCAGCTAAGGTATTCACAGAATTGCCAGCGGCCGGACCGGAGTCTGACGGTATTATTGGTATTAACAAGACTTCTAATCGTTTTGTTTTCTACCATAGTGGATTGAGATATTATGTTACAGGCACATCCTTCTAATTATACAGTAAGACGACCAGTAATGGAAGATATCACTAAAATTGAGGATATCTCATCTACTTATGAGAACAATCCGCTACCTGTCAATTTTATGACGGCTGCCGTTGTTGAGAAAGATAAAGAAGTTATTGCTTTTGGCGTAAATAGATCTATTGTCGAAGCTATCCTTTACTGTAAAGGAAATCCTAAAGATAAAACTGTCGCATTTAAGACACTCCTTGAGCAATCTAAGAAAGACGCAAAAGAAGCAGGAGCCAAAAGGATATTTGCTTTCGTAGATGAAGACTTTGCAAAAATTCTAACCTCTAGGAAATTTAATTTCAAGCCAGCAAAAGGTATTTGTTTAGTTTTAGAATTGGAGTAAATATGGGAAATAATAATGATGGGAACACTGGAAGTGTAGATAGGGAATTAGGACGAGTCGATTCTGAATACGGCTCGGTTAATCGCTCGGCTAGGGGAGATAGAAGGAATCCTAATTATCGTCCACCTCAGATGGCTACTCAGAGTGGAGGACTTGCCGCTCGCTTTGGCCGTGGCTCTAATCCAGGCATTGGGGGGAGTGGAGAACCTGAATACTTAGAAGGAGATTTTGGTCAGGGAGCCGCTGATCAATTAAGGTCACGACTATTAGATATGTATGGCTCTGCCGCTACACCAGGAATTAATCGTTCTTCCATGCAAGGAATGGGAGGCGGTGGTTCTTCTTATGGAGGGGATGTTTCTTTTAATAATGCCTCTCTCGGGGACTTTGGCTCTGCAAGGTCAGGATATGAAGACTTTGCTAAGACTGGGGGAGTCGATGGAACGGCTTTAAGGAATCGAGCAACGGCACAGATTCCAGCATTCTATGATGCTTATAAGAGTAACGCAAAACGAAGGATGGGACAGCAAGGTGGATACAGTCCTGGCTTTGATGCTCAAATGGCAGAAATTGGAAGGCAAGCAGGACGAGAAGGATTTAATGCTTCTCGACAGGTAGAAGGTGACATTGCTGAAATGACTCAGCAAGGAAGACTTGCAGGTCTTGGAGGGTTGACTAACCTCGGTGGAATGGAGACTGATTTAAATAGATTTAACTCCTCTGGTCAATTTGGAGCCGATGAAGGAAATGCTAATCGTAGACAGTCGGCTAGCCAATTTGATCAGGGAATAGGATTAGACTGGGCACGATTCGGAGAAGATAACTCTCGATACGATCAAGGATTTGCTGAAGATGCAAGACGTTATGGAATCGGAGGCATTCAAGGACTCTATGATACTGATAATTCTAATGTTGGAAGGAATCGAGATCAATATTTAGGTGGAATTGGAGCCAGGACTGGGAATGCTCAGAATCTTATCAATAATCGACGTAATAACACTAGTCGATTAGGAGGAGCTTTAAAGTTTGGAGCTAATGCTGGACTTGGATTAATTGGAATGGGCGGACCAAGGATGCCTAGAGTTACTGGTCCATGGGAAGCTGGTGGGGGAGGTTAATGACTCTCCGAGAAAAACAATCTCTTTTCGTTAATCTAGTCGTTCTTCTCATTGTTGAGGGAACTAAGCTAGGTTATGAGTTTACCTTTGGGACTGCTGAAAGGTCAGCAGAGGAATGTGTAAGGTTAGCTGAATTAGGTAAAGGAGTTAAAGATTCACTTCATACTCAAAGATTAGCTATTGATTTGAATCTTTTTAAAGACGGAGTTTATCTCAGTTCTACTGAGTCTCATCGTCCTCTAGGTGAAATTTGGGAAAACTTACATCCATTATGTCGATGGGGCGGCAGATTCAAGGACGGTAATCATTATTCATTAGAACACGAAGGTAGGAAATAATGAATTCAGCATTTAGAAATTTAATGTTTCAAAATCCTAATCAGAGAACTCCTCGACAGAGGGCATTTGAAGGACTTTACTTTCCTGAGAATGAAGAAACTTTTCCTGAAAGGGAAATTCCAGAGGAAAGAACTTTCATTCAGAATTATAGGAAATCTGACCCTAGACAATCTGAATATTATAAGATGCTAGATCAGGGAGTTCCTCAACAATCTGATTATGAAAGGGGTAAAGGAGCTAAAATTGGATCTGTGCTCCTTGGCTCACTTCTTGAAAGCCTTGGGGATAGTGGAGGAATGGAAAAGAGTCAAGGAGCGATAAGGGCACCTTATGAAAGAGCCGTTGGCGACTTTGGTAATCGACTTGAGACAGCTAAAGGAAAATACTCTCTTGAGCGGGCTTTTGACGATGATAATGCTGATTATGAACAGGCAGCTATCAAATTGCAGCAAGAAGAAGCTAAACGTAAAAGAGCTATGTATGAGTATGACACTACCCATAGCAGAAATGTAGAAGAGTTTAGAACTCAAGAAGCTAGGCAGAATCGAGCATTAGATAATACCATTCGAGATACTGACTCTATACTTGCTATTAGAGGCAGAAGTCCTCAATTTAACACAGTAACTGGGGAATTAGGAACTTTCAATGTTGCTAATAATGGATTCACCTCTGCTGGAAAGTTTAGACCTTCATTTCAAGATACTGAAAATAGTAAAATTGCAAATGATAGACGACAATTAGGAAACTCATTAACTCTCTCTAGACAGAACTTTGCTAATCAAAGAGCATTGAAAGATGTTCCCCAAGTTACATCTGGTGGTAGCTTTGTATCTGCCGCTGACCAGGACAGTGCTAGAAAGTTAGCTATTCGAGAACTTCTGACTAACCCAAGCTATCAAGGTCTCGAAAAGGCATTTGATGAGAACGGAAATATTAGTTATGAAAATCTGAGTAATCCTAATGATCCATTACTTCCTGTATTCTCTCGTGCCGTTCAGCGAAGAATTGATGAAATTCTAGGAATGAAACGTGGCGGTGGGGGAGATAATAGATTCGAGGTTATCAAGTAATGCAAGCCTCCACTATTAAATTTAGGGATAAGCAGACAGGTAGAAGTTATGAGATGCCTTGGTCTGATCCTATCAATAAGCCAAAGGAGAGAGACTTTAACGATTTCATTAATCAACAGGAAATTAATGAGTTAAAGATTAAAGCTCCAGAAGTAGAAAAGAAAGAGTCATTTTTATCTAAGTTAAATAAGCCTCTTACTAATCTTCCCTCTAAGTTGATGAGTTATGTAGATATTCCTATAGCTGGAGGACTATCTATTCCCCGACATTCTCCTGCTCATCAGGTAGTTAGTTCTATTGCCGACGACATGACTTCTCCTATTAACTTAACCACTGGAGCATTATCTGGTGGATTAAGTTTGGGAGTAAAGGCTGTTAAAGGACTCCGAGCGGCTAACGAAGCGGCACAAATAGCTTCTAAATTAAAGAAGACTAAGGAGTTAGCCGGTACTGCTATAAAGACTCAATCAGCCTTAGATAAAGGTATCAAAACTGTCGAAGGTATTAGTACAGCTAACAAGCTAGGCACTGGAATAACTACACTAACAGGAGTTAATGATACTATTGATTCCTACAGGCAAGGGGACAAGGCTGGAATGATAGGTGGGGGAGTCCAGACGGTAGCCTCAATCCTCGGATTTAGGAACTCTAATAAGGTCGGAGAGTCCCTAAAAGCAGTCCCCAGACCTAAGCCCAGGACTACCTTAGGAAAAAATGGAGAATATGAATATCATAACCCACACTCTGAGGTATTAGGAGAATACGAGGGTAAGGGATATAAGATTGAAGAAAGAGACGGTAAGGTGTTCGTAACGGCTCCGAAAAAGACTGATACTCCAATCAGCCAAACTAAAGGTGCCGCTCCGAGTCCATCCACTTCTAAACCTATCGACTTGTCTGATAAGAAAGTTCCTAAGTCTACTTCTGAACTTCCTAGACTCCCAAAAACTTTAAGTGGGGCTAAACCTAGATTCATTAATAAGAATATCCAGTTTGAGAATGACATAGATAAGGCTGCTTATATTCTGTATAATCCTAAAGTTAAACCTAAGTCTCATGATGCTTATTCTACTTTCTTAAAGAAAGTAACTGGACTTAATGATAGTCAGATTAGAATTTTAGGTAAGAGAGTTAAAGACTCAGCCGGTAAACTTTACAATGACACTCCAGATGGAGAAAATGTTAAACTTTCTTCTGTTTATAATCCAGATGAAGGAAGTGGGGGTATTGGGCTTCCTGGATTTCCTAAGAGTAAAGAGGAATTATTTAAACCTTTAAACCCAGCTGCTGATAAGGTATACGCAGCATTGCGCCGAGCGGCACCGTTGAGGGGAAAAATTAAAGCTGATTTAGGAGGAAAAAGATCACAGGCCGCTAAGGCCATGCTTAATATTAAACCAGGAGAAAAAGGACATCTACAAAAATTAGGCATTCTTAGAGGTATCGAGTCTAAATCTTTTAAATTTACTCCTCTTAATCTTCCTAAAAAGGATATTCAAGAAGTTTATAATCTTATCAATGCTAAGGGCAAGTCATCAGCTTTTGATGCCCTTCACGCCGAGGAAGCATTTAGAGATTTACTCTCCGGTGCCGTTCCCACCACTTCCAGATTACGTGAATTGGATAAAGTATTTGGTGAGAACTTTGGTAAGAACGTCATTCATATGCACGGTGGTATTGGTCAAGTGGGAATGGATAAATTAGAGAATCTTGCTAATGATACTAAGTCACTTCGTGCCGGTATGGATCTTTCTATTCCTTTGCGCAATTCTTCAGGATTAATTCATACTAGAGAGTACTGGAAGTCAGCAAAAGAAATGATGAAGGCTACCTTTAGTAAAGATGCCGCTGAGAAAATGATGACCGATATCAAGCTTGATCCTGATTTGAAGAAGTTTGAAAATATGGGAGTATCTTTTCCTAAAAACGAAGAGTACCTCATGTCAGATAGGGTCAATAGATTACCTGGTTATAAGCAAACTGCTAGGGGAATTGATCTATTTCAAACTAAGCTTCGTCTGGATACCGCTAAAAGATTAACTAAAAATATTGAAGCGATGAACCTTCCCGGGGATGAATTTGAAGAAGCTATGCAAGGTATGGTAGGCTTCGTTAATAACGCTACAGGTCGGGGAAGTCTTGGCAAATTTGGGGAGAAGAATGCCCATATCCTCAATACTGCATTTTTCTCTCCCCGATTTCAGGCATCGAGAATGCACTTACTTAATCCTAGAAATTATTTAAATGCGAATCCAGTAGTCCGTAAAGAATATGCTAAATCTGCACTTGCCACTCTAGGTTATGGCTATACCACTTTAAATCTTATGAAGACTCTCTACGGAGGCACGATTGAAAAAGATCCCCGAAGTAGTGATTACATGAAGTTAAAAGTAGGAGATACTAGATTCGAGCCTTGGGCTGGATTTCAACAGTATGTCACTTTCCTTAGTAGAATGGCTACTGGGGAAAGAAAGTCTAACACTAGTGGTAAGATTACTGAAATGGGTAAGGATTTCGGAAGTAAGGGAAGACTTGATACTGTAGTTGACTTTACTCGTAGTAAGGTTAGTCCATTAGTAGGTGCCGCTGCCAACTTTATTGATAAAAAAGATATGGTCGGCCAAGAAGTTACCGGGCCAAGCACTCTGGTATCCTTAGCGGCACCTATGTTCCTAGAAACAGTTAAAGAAGTACAGAAAAACGATCCAGAACTAGTCACTCCTTCTTTACTTTCATTCTTCGGACTTAACGTGCAATCTTATAAGCCTGAGAGTAAGAAGAAAAAGAATAAGACAGCGCCTAAAACTAACTATCTTGATTGGTTGAAAATTCGATAAATTTCTTTTAATTAAGTAGGTGTCATTTTATTGACACCTACTTTTCTACTTTAGTATAATTTATGATACTTTTCAATGATGGTCATTTCTAAAGTTTCACCACTATCCACAAACTTATCACAATTACACTCTGGGTCATGACATTCCCTAAGGTCATGTACTGCTTTCTCCCTGAGAACAATAGTAATATGATCAGGCTTTGCGTGACCACAAATACAAACTTCATGGATTATAACTCTAGTACTATCTTGTAGCTTCATTTCACCATTATCCTTTCTTCATTTTTCTTCAAACTTTCAACAGCCTCATCTGGCATCTTTAGCCATACCTTTTTATCTCTCTGGAAACATTTCGCTAGTCCTGCCTGTTCCAGAGTTACAATAATTCTATCAAGCGAGTAAGTATCAAATTGCCCATAGTGCATTCGGAGTAATTTACCTTTTTCTATTTCATGACTAGGTAACTTAAAGAGAGTCCAAATAACTAGCTTCGTCGGGATACCTAACTCACTTGCTCCCTTTCCATCAGTTAATCTTCTTGAATCTACAGTCAATGCCATGCACCTTTCTACAGCCTCGGCAATATGCACAGCATCAATAATCAATTCAGGACTTTCAGAGAGTGATAAGCACATAGCTACTTTTAATACGTTATCAGGAAGTCTATTAATTGCTCCAGTCGGGTCATGAAATTTCTTACCCCTAACTTCCGTATACCACTTGACCCAGAATTTCCTTCCTATATCTGAAAACTTAAAGTCTCCTTTTACCTTGGCTAACTCTTTCAGATAGACTGATAATCTTTCAAATGGAAATTCGACTACGGCTTCGGTATCCTCTAAAGGATTAATCTTGGAGCGATCTTCCTCATATACCGTAAGGATTCTACCGACGAATCCTCCCTTAACATCTGACTCCGGAACTACATTAGCAAAATGCTCAGGAGTTGACCCCCCAAGTAAGGTAATAGTAGGAGAGTGCAGAACATCAATTCCGGCACCTTTCGTCGTATTTTTCCAATCCTCATTCCAGTGCTTGTCATACAATTCCGTTAAGATAGGCAGAGCGGCTTTATCTTCTTGAACAAGAGTCGAGAACTCACCACTGACAACATAACCTCTAGCGTCTTTAAATTTAGGAACTCCAGTTTTCGGGTCCGTTTCACTGGTACCTAAATCCTTGACGATAGCTTGAATTGTATTTCGGCCTGATATGAGTCTCGTATTGTTTACTATCTTTACAAGTTTCTTACTGATTGCAATTGGAAATCCCTTACCGAGTCCTGACTCCCCTATCAACATCACAAATACGTTAGGTGATAACTTATATATGCCTCCACGATTGATGTAGACATTGGGGGAAACAATGGCCGAGATTGTGGCAATTCCACTCCAAAAAATGTAACTAGAGGGTGTCTCTGCCGCTGCGGCCGCTTCAACTAAATCATCAAGCCAACTCACTTTATTCGATTATAACGTGAGCGGCAATTAAGGTTCCTGACAAAACCAACAAAGCTCACCATCTTCTTCATTCAAATCCTCCACTTTGTCTGACTCTAATCCGAAGAAACAGTTAGGCATTTTATTCCTATCTGTTAATCCTTCTTTATGTTCCTCACAAGCTCTAAATGTAAACTCATTCGGACCTGCTGTGAATTGAAGTGTTCTTTGATATTTTGCGTAACTCATTCTCTTGTCCTATTCATTTCGTTAATCTTGTTGATGTAATCAAGTAAAGATTTAGCTACTTCTGGATTTAGTACAATTTCATTTGTAGTTTGAATTCCATTTTCAGTAGTCAGGATAAAATTCCAGCCGTCATACTGAATGTAAGCTCCATCACCTAAGTATTCTTTTCTAATGTTATTCATATTTATTCCTTTAGTTCTATGTGAATGTCCTGGATGGTCAGTTAAGCAGGCTCTCCCCTTACACTCACAACATGAGCAATCAATCATATTTTCATCTTCTCCAATGCACCGTAATGTGTGAAACTTACTTCTAAATCACTAGGAATACTCAACAGTCCACGCTTCAAAGTACAGTTACTAAAGTCAATCGGAGTCTCGAAATACTTCTTAATTACTTTAGCTCTATCAATATATTCTCCTAAAGGAAATCTAACTGTTATCGCATCGTGAGATTCCCCAAGTAACATCTTCTTGAAGTCTGGCATTTCCTTTCTCACTTTCAATAGAGCCACCTTTACATGATCGGCTACTGTACTTTGAGGAATCTCAGCATATCCTTCTCCATACGTAGACTTCTCATTTAGTCTACCATAGAATACCCTTAACTTCCCATAAGGATTAATAAGCCTTCGATAGTTATCCAATGCTTCTCTTACCTCAGCGTGAAATACCCCCCGAATCTTAGGAGACTGAGCATGAAAAGATTCTAGCATCTTATTCGCCCTCCACTCAGATACGCTCACATCCATCTTTTCTTTTTTGGCTTGAGTGGAGATAGTAATAGCTAACTCTTTCTTGCCCATGTCATAATTGCCGCCGTTGCGGCACACTTTGCCAAGGAATCTTTGGGGACTATCTTTAGGAATACTATCGGCTATCTCTAGGTATTCTTCAGATAAGTTCAATTCATTCATCAGGTTCAAGACTAGTGCCGCTGTGCGTCTGTGAATGTCTACCTTGCCGCTCCGAAATGCCTTAGATAGTTCTTCATCATTGCAAAGATGAGCAACAATTCTAGGCTCGGCTTGAGATAAATCAATATTGACCATAGCCCAGTCCTCATCTACGAGGTAGAGTGTTCTAATGTCTTTTCCAATTTCTCCATGCTTAGTAAGAGTTTGGAAAGCGTGTCCTGACTTTGTTGGTCTAAGGGGTGGCTTAAGGATCGAATTCGATGTACGGCCAGTCTCAGTGCCAGTAATCTTATATGAACATCTAATTCTATCATCAACATCTGGCGGGGCGTTGACATAAGTTCCAAGAGTTTTCCTCACTTTTCTATCTTCAAGAATATCAAGTAAAATATCAGTCCTTCGAGCGTCCTTAATTACATTATTCAAAAGAGAGATAACTGTATCTTCATCCGCTTTCAACTTACCTCTAAGTAGCCGTTTTGGAGACTTAAGATACTCATAAATGAACTTCTTCATTTGCGGTGGGCTCATCACGTTAATCAAATGCCCCTCGTGACATTTCTTTCCTTTCATTACGAAGTCGGGAGCGGCTATTGAGAGTCGTGCCTGGACTAAATCATGTTGAGTCTGATACTTAATCTTTAATGCTTTCTGAGCATCAAAATCATACTTGAATCCTACTCTCTCCAAGTCCAGATATACTTGGTGGAGGAGCATCTTATAGTCATAGAAGTAGGAGACTAAATCGGTGCCGTAAAATGCTGATAGTTCATGTAAATCGTCTTCCATCGCCGCATCAGTCTGAAAAGTGGAAATAACATCTAATCCACAATAATGGAACAACTTTTCAATCTTCATCTTACCCTTGATAAATTCCTTACCTTCATCTTTATGATAAGGAAGTCGGGTCCAGATAGATTGAAGTGTCTGCATATTCTTCGCCGGCAATTCAGGATTAAGAGTATGAGCCTTAATCATCGTATCCGAATAGATAGGTCTATCAGGATTGAAAGAGAAACCTAACATTTCTAATTTCTCTTGGTCATACTTAAAATTCTGACCGATTATCTTTTTCTCCTTGAGCATCTTATTAATGAGAAGCCAGATATATGCCTGATCAGAAGGCGGAATACCTCCGATATTTAATGCTCCGAGAGTATTGAATAACGGCACAACTAGAGCCTCATTATTACTACATGCCATTCCAATCATAATCGGAATACAGTTAAAAGATTCGATATCTAGAGCTATCTTTTCGTTAGATTCATTTCTCTCTAGGTATCTCATTAACTGAGTCGAGTCTCGACATACCTGAATAAAAGGTTCTTCTAGGTTATTCTCTTTCTCCCGACTCTCCTCGATAGCTCTCTGGATATCAACCTTAATAATCGATTTCCAGATATAGTCATATTGCTTTCTGAAATTGGAGTCTTTAAATCTCGTTACTGAGCCAGGATGTAAAGTCCCAACTACTTTATAGTCTCCAAACTTAGTCATGAGAATAGAGCCGCGCCACTTATTGACTCCTCCATGTCCTCTTATTACTTTAAATGCTTCTTCTCCGAGAGCGAGGATACAATTTGGGTCTATATCTCTGACTTCTAACCAGAAGTTTTCTTCTTCTTTCTCCTTATCACAGACTGACGGAAGATTTCGGAATCCATAAGGAACGTGATACTTATAGACAGCCGTTGACCAGACATTCTCAGGAGGGAAACCTAACTCTTCCAGAATTGACCATAAAGTTTGACCATCTGGACCCGAAAAATAACGTCCGAAATCTGATTCTTGCTCGTTAGGGTAATCCGTGACTATTAGTAGTTTAGCTTTCGGATTACCTGTTCCTGGGATATACTTATTCATCTGGAAGTGGCTTGCCAATAACAGTCAGAAACCAGAAATGTAGAACAAATCCATCCTTTAACCAAGAAAAATAATACTTATTTCCGTAGTTACGTCTAAACATAACCCATCGACTTCCAAATTTTATTTTTCCTTTATTCCAATCCCTATCTAATTTCATCTTTTCCCTCCGAGCGGCACTTCATGCAAACCTCAAAGATATAATTATGAAGGACATCTTCACAATTACATTTTCTAATAGTTTCGAAACAAACGATACAAATTACGAATGGACATTGACCTACGAAAATATTATCGAAATTTACTAGACTATCTAGCATATTTAAAGAGCCTTTATCTCCATTTTATTTCTATCAATGAATACAGCTAACTTCTTGATACAAGACTTACAAATAAGGATATTATCAGCAATAATACACTTAGCTCCTGTTGGGAGCTCAGAATCACAGAGAGTACAAAATTGATAGAACTTTGTATTGAAAAAATCAATGTTCATAATTTAAATGTTGTATCCTTACTAATTAAATTATCCTGCCCTTCATGAAAAGAACCCCACAAAGCAGAGTAATTAATCAAATCAATATGACTATCTCTCTTACTTTCATTCTTAGCTTCCTTGCCGTTCCTGAGTTCAGCAAGTCTAGCTATCTTGATCATTATCATGCAGATGAATACTTGATCGATTGGATTCTTGAACCACGATACTGGCTCTGCCGCTCGGGTGAAGTTACTAAACTTATCGCCCTCCTTGGAATAGTCATGTGCCTTACGCTCATGAAGTTCCATTGCCTCTTTCATTAGAGTTTCATAATGATTTTTTGGGGTAACTCCACAATTACATTCTCCCCTCCCTAAATCTATAGAACCTCCAGCCCTAGCACTAATCCAAGATAAGTAGTTAGGGTGCTTGGGGCAGCTTTCTTTATGTTCATTCATTTCTTCAATTCCTTTCCTATAACAATTCCTAGAGTAATACAAGAAGTATAAATAGCTAAAAGAGATATGCCGATTATCCAATTATGAGTCATTTAATAATTCCTCGACGTTTAGATTCATTAATCCAGAATTGAATAGATTCAGCCAAACCTTGCCGCTCGCCATTTGATATATAAGCTATTCCTCCTCCATCTACAACGGAATGTTCCCCTTTAGGGACTAGGAATAGACCAAAAGCTACACTATCTGGTAATTCATGCTCAATAAAAGAAGCTAAATTCTGTAATAATTCTTTAGCGTTATATCCTAACTCTTTAGTTTTCTGCTCATATCTTTCATCGTAAATCATACCTCCTCCAATGCATCCTTCAACGTATGATAATATTCAACACTCTTATACACATCCACTCTTTTACCTTCCTCTGTGGGAACAAGACGGCTGAACTCAGCTATGTGGAAACCATCCTCGGTCTCAATGATGATATTCTTCTTATCTTCCCAGTCTTGAATTATCCTTCTCATTTCTTTTCTTTCCTCTCTTTTATGTTCTCTTTGGTATCGTCTATGTTCTCTTTGGTATCGTCTTTGCTCTTCTGGGTCTTTATAGGGCATATATTTTTAATTTTATAGTGGTCCCGGGAGGGGGATTTGAACCCCCACGTTCTGAAGAACTGGAGATTTTAAGTCTCCTGCGTGCTGCCAATTTCGCCACCCCGGGATTGATAAGTTAATCGTTATCTGTTCCTCTATAAGCCCTAATAATAGTGGCAATCCCCCAAAAAAACTACAAATAAAAGAACGATAAAGTCAAACGGGTGATTGTTAGCAAATGTCCACATATCAAATCTCCTTGTAAGTTTGTGCCGCTCACCCTCACTTTGGATAAGAGCGAGCGGCACCGTTAACGATTAATTTCCCTGAACTTCCAACAAAACCCTTAAGAGCGCCTTTGCCGTTTCCTGACTCTGCTCATAAGTCTCGATATTCTTATGGTCATCAGGCCCAGCGGCAAGAAGCTTCGCAAGATTAATTGGAATAGTAATTTCGTTCTTATCTCTCTTGGCCATTAAACGTCATCCTCCAATTCATCTACGTCATCTTCAAATTCATCAACTTCTTCGTCGTCTTCATCTTCATCGTCGTCTTCTTCTTCGGCATCTTTGATATCTTTGATAATCTCATCTGCCCGTTCTGCCATCATCAAGTAAAGAAACTCTTCTCGGCTCATTTTCTACTCCTTTAATGGGATAATTAATAAATATTAAGGTGGACTTCCCAGCACTTCTTGAAATGCCCTCTCTTATTCAATATATTCGAAAGAATCCACCTTAATAACCTTTACTTACTTACTTTTTAAATTAAATACACGGGGATCTATCAGATTCGAGAGATAGAGTTACCACTAGTTCCCTTCTCCAGCCTTGCAGCCATTGCAATTAGTTCAGTACTGGCATCGCTAAAACTAGTCCCCGTGAAATTTAATTACTCCTTACCCGTGTAACTCCGATAACCGTCGATTTCATTCTTATCTTTACCTGCCCACTTACCTCGGATAACATGAATATCGAGCGTCTTGCCCTTCAGCTTCTCGGCAGTCAGATCGGCATCGAAGCCTTTTTTCTTATCGATAACTGTTCCAAATCCCTTTTCCAACATGTCAATCATGAGAGTAGGAAAGTTCTCAGGAAAGTTACGGAAGATTGTAACTCCCTTTGAAGGTCCGGCTGTGATTTTAAATTTCACAACCATCATATTCACCTGCTCTTTTTCGATTCCAGTCTGAGGATTGACACCTCCCTTTGAGAGCTTCGCCTCAGCATCTTCGATAACCGCAGGATGCCAACCTACCTCAGCAAGACTACCACGCAGAAAATCATCCGGACTCGCAGTAAATCGCATTTTGTTTCTCTTTTCTTCTAACAGTTAAAGTTGAAAGTTACTTGTTTTGGGTGTTTCTTCTGGATTGTCTATTAGATACTGTTCTCCTTTTCTATTGGCTTCTTCCTGTCCCTCACGGACAAGCTTACTGAATATCTGATAAAAATCTTTATCAGTCCATTCAATCTTGGCTGGAATATTTAGTGCCGTCTTAGCATTGACTCCAGCAATAGGTTTGGTAATGCAAATTCTAGCTACATCATCACTGTCTAAAGAGTGATCTGTCACAAAGTGATAAATCTCGTTAAAGTAAATAGGAACAAGACTTTCAGACTTATGCCCATAAGCTGCATACTTTGTCTGAACAGAATACTTACTTCCTTCAATCTTAGTAGAACTAACAGGGTGAGCCGTCCAGATAACATCTGTGCCGTTCGCGACAATCGCCTTACACAAATCTAAGGCTCGGGTTACAGCGGCGGCCTCCGAATTCCACTCATCCCAATCCGGAATGACCATATCTCCTTTAGAACGCTTGGCCATAGCGGCACCACCTTTACGTTCCCTACTTCTAAGACAAAACATTACTGCCGAGATAGTAAAGGAAGTAAAGCTATCAATAACGATAGCGGCATGGTCACATCTATCAATAAAGTCCTCTAACTTATCAAAGAGAGACATAAAGTTACCAGGACCATACGTATCATAAGATAGTTGGCCTGCCTTTAGTCCCCTTTGCTTATACCAATTAGCTACTGAGGCCATACGACCATCAAGGTCAAAGTAATAAATTGAACCTTTAGCTTTCCATGAACCAATGGCAATTGATTTACCTGAGCCGTTCGCGCCTACGAACATGGCCATATATCTAGTTAATGGGTCTACATCTATAATATCAGCCATGTTAGTTTCGTCCTTCATCAATAAAATCAACATCCGGCATTTGTTCAACTACCTTAATAAACTCATCCACGAACATACATTTTCACTGAAATGAATTGGGCAAGTCTCTCTATCTTTCTTGAATTTCAATTCAAATTTTACTTTCTGTCGGTCTGGAGTTACTTTATAGTAGACTGTTAGTTTCATTTAATTTCACCTTTAGTATTTCCAAACAACACTAGTTGGTCAGTATTCTGGTGAGTGATAGACTTGTTAAGGCAAATGAAGGACAAATCTACATAAAAAGAATGACTACCCTCCGTATGGATTTCCATCATTACAATAGTATTTTCGTCTTCTACAGTATCCAGCCAATGCTTCAAATCTTTAACAGTCATGATATCTCCTAAAGTATCCCATCCAAAATCTTATCAAATGAATCGTCCATAACTTTACCTCGACACTTAAGACAGCGCGGCTTCACAATTCCATATCCACTCTCCCTAGGAGTAATAATATCCTGAGTGATAAGAAATTCTTCTTCACATTCCCAACAGATAGAACTCTTATTCAAGACTCCTTTCAGCCAAGGCATGAAATGAGAACAGTCTGGGAGAGCGCAGAAATAGAGTTTCTTATCGCCCTTGTTATTTGTAGGGCGTAAAATATACTTATGAGTGTGTTTAATTACTGGCATTTTCTTCTTTTAGGTTACAGGCTTCTAATAGAGCAGCACGAAGTACAGGATTATAAAAATAATTCAACATCTCTGACTTATCTGCCGCTGAAATAATAGCAATAGCCTCTGGTTCATCTAGTCCTAAACCTCTGAAATAAGATCTCCAGAAAATACTATCGGCCCCAGCAACGGCACAAATAGGACATGCTCCATATATAGGTCTTGTCCTAATTTGACCATGTTTAGGTAAATACCATTTAATATCTAACCTTTTTAATTCTTTTATGAATCTTTCAATTCCCTCAGTCATTGATTGCCTAATCCCTTCGTTACATCCCAAGGCTCGCCAATCTTAAAAGCCGATTGCATAATCCACTCCCTACTCTCATCAGTCCCAGAATTACAAATCCTATGAAAGATACAGCCGTTATACTTATCGCACGACGTTCTATTCTCGGGCCATACTCCACTTTCTTTAATAGTTAAATATTGTCTTGCCCACCATACTACATTTTCAATCCATCTATTGAGTTGGTCATCAGTGTAGTAAATAACCGGGCGGATGAATCTTTGTTCAGGCTTGAGTGTTTTCTGAAATCCGACTTTATTAATAACGACTGTTTTGATTCCAGCCACGCTCGAATATCCGGTAAACTGATTAGATAATGGATCTGGACTAGATGATCGACGAAAAGACTTATGATCAATTACGACTTTACCCAAATCAGGAAAGGTGGCAATTAAGTCAATCTTGCCGCTGTAGAACAGCTTGAAATCTCCATCGGACCATAAAGGAACAAGAAAAGCTTTCTCGACTTCGTGGACTTCAATTCCGTCCATACGCCAGAATGTCAAATTCTCGATAGCGTGTTTAATAATCTCGTCCACTTCTTCGGGAGTCAAGTCTAGATTGATAGAATACTCACTACCGAAGTTAATGCAATAGTCCAGGTGCTTCTTGAACTTTTCAGTATCATAGACTAGTTCTTTGCCGAACTCTTTCACTCCAAGGTAGTATTGCTCATAAATCTTATGGAGGAGATCTCCGCTTTCGAGTGGAGTAGCCGTTGTCTCTGGGCGGAGATTCAATTCATGATAGAGATTGGTGTGCATTGCACACATCTGAAATGAGTTGAGTTTTGTCGAGTCGAAAATTATATTTGGCATTTTAATGAATTCCTTTCACAACCTTGAGGGCGGCACCCTCATTCAAGTGTTGAAATTCATGAGCAGAAGACAAAATGATTTCAATACAACAAGCTCCACAACCATAGCCACCATATTCATCTGGCTCAGTTATTGGCTCATCTTTGTCATAGACAAGATAAAAGAATCTAAGTGACGTCCCTTCCATCTTCTTAGTGATTTCTTCTAGTTGTTTGATTGCTTCTTGTTTAGTCATGATTCTTTTTCCTTCATTTTCTTGTCAATGAATTCTTTCATATGAATAGTAAACTCGTAACATTCTTTAAGAATCTCAAATTCAAGGTCTCGTTTCATCTTCTCAGCTTCTCCTAAGAGACAGTCAAGGACTGTATCTTTTATTCGAGAAGTGAGATTCATCTCATGAAGATTTTTCACTTTTATCCTTATAAGGAAAGAACATAGGAAATGAATCTTTGAGACTGGCGAGCGGCACCTTCGGATTCTTAGTTCTATTCCTTTTAATCAGCCTCTTATGTGCCGCTCGTTCCTTTCTATATTTATCTAGAAGTTGACTCTGGTTAATTCGTTTCAGAAAGTTAGGAATCATTTCTTCATCTCCTGCTCAAGTCGTCTAACTGAAATTCCAAAAGAAGTCATAAGATTATCAATTATAATTCCTAGAGTCTCACTATTATCTCCCATGAGAGAGTTAGTCTTTAGATTCGAGCTATGAAACTCTACCTTTATGTCGAATTTCTCGGTGATTAATCGTTTTTTAATTATCATTTTCGAGTCCACAAGCTAATAGGAGTAGTTTTGCATCTTCTGGATGTTCTTTTCTATATTCTGGATTGTCAGCTAAGACCACAATATGCTCCTGTATAGTATAATCTTCACAAGTAACAGACCAATGAGGAACTCCGCTAGAATCACATATTCCAAAATCCTCTGCTACTGCCTGAAGTGGGCAGGGACATGGAGATTTAAAATGTTCGGCATATCTAATTTCTTTTCCATCATGAATATAAAAAGGGCGATTTGTCTTTTTAATACATTCGAGAGCTTGATTAAATGTCTTTAATTTTTCCATAGTTAACTCCCAGGATGATAAAAGTAAAGGATAACTGTTCCCACACTCATAAGAAAGAAAAGTTTATCCATCCCCTTCTCTCTATTGAATAGAAGATGAGTGAAGACAGCTGACACTACTGTGATAGCTAGGAATTCTACTCCACAAAAATGATTCATAGCTCGCTTCTCGTATATTTAATATATTGTCCATCTTTGTGCATATACACTTCATTTAATGTATCATCTTTCCCAAATAAAATTGTATATGGGTAACCTTTAGTCCCTATATAAATGCACATTTCATGATTATCTGGAACAGGAATATCTATTTTTTGATTAGTTAGGAATTCTGCTATCTCTGCCTTACTAAGGTAAAAAGCTGCTAGGTTATCTATTTTAATCATCTCCTCACTCCCCCTTTATATGCATGCTTCTGACAAACTTTAATAAATCTATCTTTCTTTTCTTTGATTCTTGATACCTTACATCCGCAAGGGAGAGTTATTACTTTTTCTCCTTTTTGAGGGGTATAAATTTCTTCTTGCTGAAAGATATTCATTCCTTAACCTTAAAAGGACAATCATCCCCAAATTGATACGGCTGAGTCTTAACTTTGAATTTCTTTGCCGCTGCCTCGACTTTTGTATTAAAGTTTTTTAGGAAATTTTTATTTTTATGGTCCTTCAAAGTTAGGAATGAAATAATCTCAATTCTCTCTGCTCTTTGTCCATGAGAGTGTGTGATTACCTTTTCGTATGACTTGATAACGGCACCTACGTTGTTGTTGTAGTTGTAGTTGTAGTAGTTGTAGTCGTTGTAGTTGTAGTTGTTGTAGTTGTTGTAGTTGTAGTTGTATGAATAGAAACCTAAATCTCCATTCATGTCTGGAATTGGACCTTTAGAAGTCTTAGATTTAAATTCAAACTCTACATATAATGATTTTAAAGTTCCATCATCCATTAATTTAAAGAATCTTAAGCCCAGAATTGCATCTTTTTTCTTTAAGGTGATTAGTTTTGAGTTTTCATGACTGAATTCGCACATATTAATTGTCCTTTATCTTTAATGAATTAAATCAAACACTTGAGTATCTGTAAAGTCCTGATGATTATCACACTTAGAATAAACGTAAAATGGACCACTGTGCCGCTGGCGAATCTTACAGCCGCAATAGACTACAGTTTCATCTTCGACTTTCTTATTTTTCACAGCGGCAGATTCTGGTCGATTAGCTCCACATTTACATGATGTTTCTAAATCAAATAAGGATTGACAATAAGAACAAGTGAATATCTTACTTCCTTCTTGAGTTTTAACTCTTATATTAAGAGTAGAGTTAGTAGTTATGTCAAATCCAAGCTTCATCTATAACTCCCAGCAATAGAGTAACTTCCACTAACTTTCATTCCTAACAATGAACTAAGTTTCTTACACAATTCTCTCTGATATTCCCAAAAAGCCTCACTATGATTGAAGTGTTTTAAGTGAGCTAATTCATGACTTACTGTCCTTACATCATGGAATTTTCTTACTTCTAATTCCATGAGCCTGTTAGTGTGGAGCTTTATCTTTATATCTCCGGTAGATGAACATAAGCCTTGTGCTCTCTTTAGAGACTCGAAGGTTATTGACCTAAGACTGAGGTTCTCTTTTTGAGAGAGTTCCCGAGCGGCAGACAAGAGTTCATCTTTCCAGGTCATTTAATGCCTTACAAATTAAAATAGCATCATCCATAGTAAAGCATTCGCACACTGGTTTAAAATGAGCCACTCCTTCAGAATCAATAAATTGTATTTCCTTTCCTTTGACGTTGTAAGTAACTGGCTTAGTTGTATCCATTACAGTAGCATCAAAACAACAATGACTAGATATAGATTTATTTACTACTACAAATTTCAAATTAGTTTCCATGCCTTACTCCCTTTCCTCGCAAGAATATCAGCCAATTCTTTCATAAGATTTTGCTCACCGAATTCGATTTCTTTGCCATCTAACGCGCTATTGACGTTAGCTCTCTTTATTTCGAGTAGGTTAGTAAAGAACTCATCAATGGTTCCAGTGGTTAGTAAGTAATTGCCGCTCACACTTTGCGCCACACTACCAGATCGAACGAATCTAGCTTCACATTGTTCTTCAACTTTTGGATTCCACTGCCGTTCCAGCATAATGAAATCTTCGCAAACGTCCTGAAGTCCATCTACTCCTTCACCGATAGACTTTGTGGCACCAATCAATACTCTTCGGCGGGGATTCTTAATGAAGTCTTGCTTAATGTTTTCTCGCTGGTCAGAGTTCTTATCTGCGCTATAGACAAGGCAGTCAGCTAAATCAGACTCTTCGGCATTCATTTGCCGAATCTCATAGTCGATTAGCTTAGTGAGCATATCCGCAACGTCTAGATGATGCGTGAATACTACGATTTTCTTATTCGTATCATTCAGGAAATCAGTAATGAATTCGGCACAGAACGGCACTTTATTCAATCCACTAATGTGCCGGAGCTTACTCATCTTGGCGAGAATGTGAGTAGCCTCACTGGACTCATCATTATAAGCCTCTAAGAACTCTTCGTGAGCGGCTGCGTATGCGTCTTTCATTTTTTGATTTTGGAAGTCACACTCGACAAACTTTCTATCCAATTTAGGGAGGTCCTTTAAGACTTCCTCTTTCGTTCGTCGGATAATGAAATCTTTTGTCTTTTCCTTGAATCCGATTGGATCTCGCAATCCGCCAATTTTCATCTTTCCCATTGACCCCTCATACCAGTCGCAATAATTATAGACATATGCCTTATAATCATAGAACATTTCTGGTCGAAGGATATTGAGAATGGTGAAATACTCACCGGCATGATTCTGGATTGGAGTGCCAGAACTTGCTAGAATATGAGGTATATCTTTCGCTATCTCACGAACACATTGCGCTCGCTTCGAAGACTGATTCCTTATCTGCTGGCATTCGTCTAGAATGAGGGTCTGAAAACGGCCGGCAAAAGGACTCTTCTTGAGCGGTGCGGATTCTTCGGGAATTCTTTGATACTGTCCTAGACCGAGTTCTTTCCTGATATCATCACATTCCTTATCGTATTCTTTTTCGCAACGAGCTTTGATGCGGTTCAACATATCATAAGTAATAATGGTGACTTCGCTAGCGGCAAAATCGTTATCACTACTTTCAATGATATCTGGAATCACGTCAAGCCACGTAAAGACTTCACCTGCGTATTGACGTTTCAGAGCGGACTTGACTACGATGAGGCAAGGATAAAGGATATCTCCGTGGAGACGGAGCGGCAAGAGAGTCTCGATTGTCTTACCGATACCCGGGTCATCGGCAATAAGGCATCTAAATCCAGACTCTCTAGCAAATTCATATGCTTCACCTTGATATGGTCTAGGACTTTTCTTTTTACCTCTGAATGTCCCTAATTCTTCCCATGCCTTCTTATCAAGTATCTTCTCAAATAGATTATGTCCGCAAGAAAGAGTAATAATTCTTCCCTTGGCATACTTCGATATCTGATGAGATACCTCATGAGCCTTTTTATTGCACCTTGGGCAGATAGAGATTAGTTTTGGCATGTTTTTATTATTGTTGAGCAGTTAGTTTGAATAATTGCCAACCTTCTACAAATATTACACAATGTATTAGTTATAGATTCTCTTGGAGACCTACAGCGTCTACATAAACCTTTTTTCATTAAGTCTTCATTAACTTCTTCGACACACTTGCCGCTGTGCTTTCTCTTTTCTTTTTTCTTAGGTGCAAGAGAAATAGAACCTAAATTCTCTACATATTTCCAATACTTTCCCCGAGCGGCAAATTTAGTCCTTGCTTCCATCTTATTACCCTAGACTCTGGTATCTCTTTATACCTGGTGTCATCTTTACTGATTAGATTTCAATCAGTAAACGCTCACAGCTTAGTGACCTATTTATACTCGCTGTGACGAGATTTTATGAGTTAATTATGATTCTGTTCTCTGAGCCATTACTACTTTTTCAATTACCAGATCACGGACCACGTTAGATAATTCTTCTGTCGGTGCCGCTCGGATGGTCGAAACGAGTAGTTCTATCCCTACCCGAGTTGGCCACATAATCGAAGTGGTCATAGCGGCAATCTCAGCGACAAACAAGGTACTAGTGACTGCTTCAGCTTCATATCCTTCTAGAAACATCTTTTTGTAATCAATCTCTTTATTAATTTCCATTTTTAATTCTCTCAAACTATAATCTTCCTGGAGTCTCGATTCCTCTAATCCGTGAAATTGCCGCTCTAACTTCCTTTTCTTTCTTTTCTCCGTAAAATTCGATCAGGTCCAAGTCATCGTATCCGCTATCGATAAACGTCTTGACACCTTTCTCGAATTTAGATAACTCTTTCTCGCCTATCTTGCGAGTGACCTTGATATTTTCCATTGGCAAGGTGCCTTTGTCCCATAGTCCTTTGCCGAGCTTCAATTTCCTTTCTCGGAGACCCTTAGAAACTACGGTAGCCTTTGACCGAATTTCGATAGCAAGGTTTTCGAACTCTTTTAGTCTTGCTTCGAGAACTCCTATGCCGGCCTCATCCCATGTAATTGAATCGACTTTCAACTGTTCGTCATTCAGATACTGGATAATCAATTCTTTTTGGGTCATGGATCTAAACTTCCTAAAATTAAAATTCGCTTGGTTCACTGTAAGAGATAACTGGGATTCTGGAATCGGCCTCATCATGTTGATAAGTTAATTCAGCATCTTTAGTATCCCCCAGTTCATCAATAATTGTAACATTTAGTGCTAGTTCAAAATCTGTCATTTGGGCAATCTGTCTTAGTAATTCGTGATAGGTCATTTTAATTCCTACTCTAGGCTCTGACTTAGGTATCTACTCTGGTATCTGGTGATTACAGTGGCCAGCTAGCGAGCATATCGTCAATCTTAGCTCTGGTATCTGGAGCGTAGACGCATTCTCGGCTAAGGAATTCGGCAATTTCCCGCAGCGGCGCAATCGAACAGTTACAATCTGAAGTATTGCAGTGCTCAGAGTGAAAGACAGAATGTCTGTAAAGTTGTTCAATTAGGTAATACTTATTCACGAAGTGTTTCATTTGTTTATCCTTGTTTGTAACTCCGAGGGTTAACTATCTTTGATCCCAGCTTCCTTTAGAAACTTTTTGATTAGTCTTTCCTTAGCTCGAAATTGTGGCCAGTCCTTACCCTTACCGGGATTATCCCAATTCCACTTGACTCGCTCGGCAGCGGCGCGGACTATCTCAGGTAACTCTACGCAATTCTGACAGAGCTCGATGTATTTCTGGATTTTAGCTAGTCCACTTGCCTCTGTAATAGCTCCAAGTGACTCACCTTCAAATAGTATTCGTCGGGAATTCCACTTTTCGTCTATTTCTACTTCGATGTTATTCATGTCAGTCTCTGTAATTTCGATAACCATAAAGCTGAGTGCGGGCGGCTCATATTCTTACTTCCTTATCGAGACTCACTCTCACTCAAGAATCTATTCACTTCTATCTGTCTAGCTATCTATTTCGATTACCTAATCGGAATTTCCTATCGGAAACTTCGAGGAGACTTCTATGGAACTTCCCGAGATATTCTATCTAATTCCCTGTCAAAATCTTGACACTTTCGCCTCTTCCCATCAAATTTCTGACTTTTAGGCCGGTATTTTGACATGCTCACGGAAGTCTCACAAGTCCTTCGCCTAGACTCCCCCCCTCCCTCTGGGGAGGTCTGGCACATTAAAGCACCGTTGGGTCGTGAGGTCAAGGGATAAGGTTATCTTTGTGTGTATATATATATATATAAATCTATATATATATCTAACACATGTATTATTAGACCCCCCTAAACCAGTCCGAAAACCCGTCTCATTTGGGGGACATAAGGGTGCCGTCAGCGTTGAGAGTAAGGGGGAGGGTCTCCCTAAAGTGAGAGTTCGTGGCTTAAACGCTCGTGTTTTACGTTTTCGCACCGAAGATTTTTGGTGGGTATATGGCCGATTTTTGGCGGGGTTTTGGCGGATTCTTCGAGGGGAAAATTGAATAAGGTAATGGCTTTTTGATAGCTACATTAATGTAGTGAATAGATTGATATGTTTATCAGGCGAGGGGTCACTTTTCGGCCGTTTCCGGGAACGGACACCTCAACAAGCGCGTAGGCGCCTCTAGGAGACGCACCAGGACCTGAACCATAGTAGGAGATGGTTTGCCGCTAAACTCGCGTCCTGGGCATATTGCCGTGCGTTCTAGGGGCATCGTAGGTCCAGTTTTGAGGGACGCCAGCAAAAGAAAAAGCCCCCGAGTCAAGTCACCTTGACAGGGGGGCCAAAGAATGAATGAGAGTAGATACCCCCACTCATGCGTGTATTGACTGAGAACCTTAGTCCTCCTCAAGAACAGGCTTTTCCAGTTCAGGTGTATAGCCCGACTTGAGAGCCAAGCGTCCAGCCTTATCCCGGAGTCCAGTCCAGAGGATTGCCGCTGGAGTGCTGAGGCCATCGAACACAACGGGAGCCGCCGTGCTGATTCGGCGCTTCCAGGACTTGAGTTCCTTTTCGTCGTTCTCCACGATGCCATTCTCGACCATGTAGGCGACAAGGCTATCGAGCGCATGCGGAGCAACGCCGGCGGCCGGGGATGCTTCGTTCCGCTGCTTCGTGTTGAATGCATCAGCAATGGCCGAATACACTTCCTCCATGCTCAGGCCAGTGGCTTCCAAAGCACTATCGAGTGACTCAAAAAGTCCAGCCGTCTCCACTTCGTCGATCTGGAACTTCTCGCCCGCCTTAGTTTCGAGTTCCCGAGTCTCAGTCACCTTGCCGATACCCTGATAGCTGAACGCCTGCGGTGCGCGTCCCCGTGTCGCTGTCCGAATCGTAATCATGTCCATTGTGTTATCTCTCACTTGTTGCTGGCGTCATTGCCAACGAACAAGACGACTATAACACAGGTCCACCTACATTACAACAAGGCTATCGTATTTATTTTTCTTTAGCTTATCGCTTGACTTTCATCTTGCTATCTGCTAGGCCGAAGGCCCCCATATGGGCGTTTTTCTTGGGACTCCTAGTGCTGTCACCAGGGGCAATATTGATCACGGACAACTTTAGAGTTTGAAACATCTGAATCTAGGTAACATAAAAATAAAAATTTCAAATTTTTAAATTTTAGGAATCCTGTCAATTTCTTGACACTTAGAAACTTAATGATAATTTCTTGACAATGAGGTGTCATGAATTCGACACAAAAGATAACAATAGAAAAATCAAAAATACTTCTTGACATTCTTTTAATGCAGTGTTATAATGAATTTAAAATAAAAGTATTCTAGGTAAGAGATTAAGTATTCCAGTTCCATAATTAAGTAATCAAATATCTATGATTATTTCAGATGAAGAAATCGAGCGGAGATTAAATAGTCCTGAGAATATGGACTATAAGATTATTCCTTACTCCCGAGGGCGGCAAGGTGGTGAGGTATCAGTGCCGCCCGAGTTACGGAAAGTAGTTGCGATTCTTGCTCATGAGAGTAATGAGACTCAGAAAGAACTTGGTGATACTTTTGGAATGACTGGTTCCAGAGTTTCCCAACTTAAATCAGGTAAAGTAACCTCTGGTACTTTTGCTTCTCAAGACGAAAACTTAACTGGAGTCCTTAACGAAGTAAAAGCTCGAAAAGAAAATAAACGTTCAGAAGCCGAAGAGATGGCACTTAATAATCTTATAGATTCTTTGGGACTCCTGCCCGCAAAGCTCGAAAAGGCAAATGCTAAGACACTAGCGAGTGCTGCAAAGTCAATGGCCGACGTCGCCGATAGAATGTCAGGTCGAAAGAATGAAGAAGAAAAGAATCAGGTCCATCTTCATCTTTATGCTCCTCATATGAAAGAATTAAGTGATTATGAAGTTGTTGAAGGAGGAGTGGTTAAATGAGTGACTTAGAGTTAGTTAATAGGCTAGATGCTAAAGATGCTAGCGGTGCCGCTCCAGCCGCCGACATTAATGATTCCCCCGCAGCGGCAACTGCACCAGATACCAGTGTACTCCCTCAAGGCGATATACTCCCCTTTGAGAAAAAGGAAGCTCCGGAAAAAGAAATCCCCGAACTTCTTCTCCTGAAAGCAAAAGTTCATCAGATGGCACTCATTGATGAGCAGAAGTCAGTAGATTTATTCAAGGCAAGAATGCAACTTCATTCAATTCAATTACAACAGCAACAGGCTGCAATCGAAAAAGAGTTACAGGAATCAGTGGAGACTTCCAAAAAGTTCAATTGGAATACACTTTCCTTTGGAGAGTAAATGCCTTTAAGAAAGACAGCAACTCACGGCATTCAAGTCTTCTCACTCCAAGCATCATCTGGAGGGGCAGGAACTAATGGCACTCCTTTCGGATTACAAGGGCCGAGTGCCAATGCTGTCTCTTGGCAAGTCGAATACGGATCTGCTCCAGCCTCCGCTACGATTCTCCTACAGGCATCATTAGATGAAGTCACTTACTTCACTATTGATACTTCCACGAATGTAAATGGAGAGATTCGACAAGCTTATACTTCTGCAAGATTTATTCGTGCAAGAATCTCCGCCCTCGGAACGGCAGTTACTGTTACCGTCTCTTTCACTTCTGGAATTTATGGGCTTACTGAAAGTGGAGATATCTTTTCATTTCCATTAGTCTCTCTTATTCCGGACGGTACGAATGGTCAAGTCTTAACGACTAATGGTGCTGGACTACTTACATTTCAAACTCCTGTTAGTGGCGTGGCCTGGGGTTCTATTACAGGTACTTTAAGTAACCAGACTGACTTACAAACTGCTTTAAATCTTAAAGCTAATCTTATATCCCCTTCCTTTACAACTCCTACTTTAGGAGTAGCTATAGGAACTAGTTTAGCTTTAGGTGGGGCTACAATTGGAAGTAATGCTATTGCCGTTACTGGTACCTTCTCTCTTAGTGGAATTTTTACTTGTGGCGGAGCATTAAATTTAATAACTACATCCACAGATGGAATAGTAAATCAAAATGCAACAGTGGCAACTTTAGCCGTCCCTGCCCAAATCTCTCCCCGGAATAGATTATCAGGCACAGGATGGGATACGGATAACAGTGTAAGTCGGACTGTTTCCTTCTTTACCGAAGTCTTGCCGACGAGTGGGACGACGGTAGTTGGAACGTGGAGACTAGGTTTTATAGACCCAGTTGCATTAACCCTCAGTTATCCCGTTGTGGTAAGCAGTGGAGGGACGATTTCCGTACTAAATGGCCTTACAGCCGGGGGGGCCGTAACTGCCGCTGTTAATAATTTTGTTGGTTTTTCTGGCGTGACTCGCCTTTATTCCGGTCCTGTTGGCGCAGGAGTTAACGGCCAATTAAATATTGTCAATGCCGAAAACACCGCAGGCATCGGCTTCGATGTCACCACGGACGGGACATTACAAGTAAAAGCCAGAACACAATCAGTATTTGGAACAGTAAAAGCCATTCATCAAGTCTCGGCTAATGCAACTACAGGGTTAGGCGCAGGTATTTTGGCCGCACTCACCAATGCGTCGATCGTTATGACTGATGGCACTGGTCAAGTTTATCGTATTCCATGTATTATCTGATAATTCTAATCATGGCTTTTCAGTCTTTACTTGCCGCTCAGACTAAGAAAAAAAAAGAAGAAAAGAATCAGGCATCTTTTCGTAAGCTTGCTATTCCAATGATGGCATTAGGCGCCGGAGCTGATATTTATTCAACTCATAAAGCATTAAATAGACCTGGGACATATGAGAAGAATCCAATTTACGGTGAACGGCCAGGATTAGGTAAAATGATTCTTATTAGAGGATTGGGAACAGCAGCATCTACATATCTATTAGATGATGTCGCTAAAAAGAATCCGAAAACGGCTAAGATTGCAGCAGGATTACTTAGTGGATTGGGCATGTATATTGCTCATCATAACAGTAAGCAAGGTACCAAGAAATGAAATACGAAATTGAACTAAGCCCTGAACATGAAAAGGCTTTAATAGAGAAAGCTAAATCTAACGGTAATCTTGACCCAAAAGGATTACTTCATAGTTTAGCTCAAAGTTCACTTCAATTAGACGTCGAGAAGGATAAAGAAATTAAACATAAGTCAATCCTTGAAGCATTTGACGTTGCCGAATTAACAGATACGAAGCAAGATATGATTGATTCGATGGATAACAAATGAAAGTAATCATTATCCCAGGCGGTGGCTATGGCGACGCTCTTGCAACTGGAGAGTATATCTCTGTCATTAACGGCGCCGGCGTTCAGACTGACAAGAAATTCATTCCCCTCGAATCATTCGGGAATGATTGTATGTTTTCAAGAATTCATCCAGATGGAGAACAGTTTGCAGGCAAATCTCACGAAGGTGGATTTGTTTTAATTTATAATAACGGTTGGAATCATACTTCTCAACCTACTTATGGAAATTCACCTGTTATCTTTAATGATGGTGGAGATTTGGCTATCTCTGAACGCCCGGGACAATTTCCAGGTGTAGGGGCTACTGGATTCTCTCATATTAATTATGACACCAAAGAATTAGTCGGGCACGACTCTTGTAATGGTGGAGTGACTGGACTAGCTGAGTGGGTTTATATTGGTAATGGTATTAGGGTCGGTCAAGGGGTCAGCGGCAAGACAGTCGTGAACGATAACGGCACCCTTAGAGTTCTATCTCAAAGTGGTCCTTCTTTCCTTCGTTATCATCGTGTCAGTAATAATTTAGCATTTTACTATTACACTAATGTAAATGGAATTAATACCGGTTATGTTACTCTTTGCACTCTGAGTGAAATTCAGAATCTTCCTTTACTTAATCCAGTGGAGCCTCCAGTGTCATTAAAGAAACCGGAAGTCTCCGTCATTAATTGGAATCTCGATGAATTAAAAAATGGTAGGGAGTTCTCATTCATTGATAGAGAAAACCCAGGATTCGGAGCTAGAGTCTGGACAGAAGACGGTTCTATGTTCGCTTCTTTTACTAATCCAGTTGGAACAGGAAGAACCGGCGCCGCCCGGAAGTTTAAAGAGTGCAAGCCCATCTCACCCCCAATTGAGCCACCAATTATCCCACCAGGTACCATTTCTCGTATTCGAGTAGATAATCTAGTCTTTCGTGATGAGCAAAATAACATCTTCCCTTACTGTTTTGCTTCATCCTTTCTTTTATTTAAGAGATTCCTTGATGGTGAGGATATTCGTCCTTATGTCAAGGCTTGGTCTGCTTTAGGTTATAACGGATTTCGAGTATTCGGGCAGTGTTCTTGGAATGCCGCTACCGGGCTTCCTGATTTAATCGTTTCAGATTACCCAAATTACTTTACTTCCCTCCCTTCATTCTTAAATCTCTTATCTCAAGAAGGTATGTATTGTGAGTTAGTCACCCATACATATCCTTATGGAATAAATGAGCAAGTAGATTATGTAAATAAGATTGCCGCTATCGCCTCTAGACACAAAAATATATTCATTGAGTTGACAAACGAACCTGATGTGAACGGCATTAATATTGAAGGACTTGTATCCCGTCTTAATACCAGTGCTTGGAACTTTCCCTGGGCCACTGGAGTTTATAGCTTTAATGGAGCTAACACTGGACTTCCTAAAGGTTCTTATGTTACTGTCCATTTAGATAGGGGCAATGAATGGCCAAGGAAGTTTAGACAATTACTTGAGTATAGGACCGGGGGAGTAGTTGAAGGTGCTCCCGCATTAAATTGTCCTATTCCCCATGATGAGCCTATCGGTGGATGGATAGATAGCATTCCCGGTCGCCGCTCTAATGTTCCATCTGACTTTCACAGTCACGGAGCAGGCTGCCAATTAATGGGTGCCGGTGGCACGTATCATCACGAATCTGGTAGAAATTCAGTAATGCCAGTAGGACTAGAATTAGAATGTGCTAAGGCATTCGTCACTGGATTGCGATTAGTTACTCCGACTTTCCAATTAGGAGAGTATACTAGAATTGGTTTAGGTAACTGTCCAATTATAGAGGAGAATTCTCTAGGTACTTGGGGAATGATTGTTGGGAATCTTGCTTGTATGGTTCGAGTTCGGCCCTTTGGAACTTATACAGTTCATCCTGACTGGAAGATTCTCGCTGAGGATAGTCAAAAAATCGTAATTACGATGGCAAGGAAATAATGGACCTAACTCCACTAATGCAAGAAATCGCCAAGGGCGGCACCATGGCCGTTCTCGCGGTCATTGTATTTTACATCGCACGTAAAGACTACATTGCAAATAAAGAGGAACTCCTTCAATTACGCAAAGAAGCTAAGGACGATAAGACAATTCTTATTAATTTAGTTCAGGAAAATATCAAGGGTATCTCTGTCCTTACTGAAATGGTAAGGGCAATTAATGTTACTCCTTATATCGGAGTTGAGCGAAGAAAGAAGGAAGTATAATGGATTTAGTTATAGCTCTTGGAACAGTTTCATTAAGAGGCTTAGTTCAACTCCTAGTTCTTTTAGTTATTGGCGGCATTGTTCTTAACTTCGCTCGTCAATATATCGAACCAACTGTATATAAGATTATTTGTGTTATTATTATCGGTGCATTTTGTCTTTATCTCTTGTAGTTTGCGGGACTTTTATAATGGACCTTATCGGATTTAATAAGCCAGTTTCTATTGTTCTTACGGATAAGAACGGCAACGTAATTAATAAGAAAAAGTAATGGACATTTCGGTAGCTTCTCCCTTAGAAAGTCAAGTCTTCAAGCCCACCTTGAAGCAGGAGAAGTTTATCCAGGTTCCATTTGAGATTCATGAAGCAGGTTACGGCGGGGCTTTGGGAGCTGGGAAAGACTTAGATTTAAATACTCTAGTTCCAACCCCAGATGGTTTCAAAAGGATGGAAGATATTCATCCTGGGGATATTGTATTTAATCAATTTGGAATTCCTGTTAAAGTTCTTGCCGAATCCGAGATTTTCACTTCTAATAAATGTTATGAGTTAGAATTTGACTCTGGGGAAGTCGTTATTGCCGGAGAAGATCATAATTGGTGGATCCTCACTCATAATGATAGGCAAAGAGCAAGGAAACAAACAGATAAATATCGTGCCGCTCGTAGAGCTTCTCGACCTTCTCGATCTCTAGGTAAGCGTCCTGACTTAGCCTTAAGGAATCAGATTCAGACTCCTAAGAAAGCTGAGTCAATTAAGGGACGAATAGCTACCACTAAAGAATTAAACACTAAACAGTTACCAGATTCTATTCCTGTTGCTTTAGCATTTGACACAGAAGATAAGAATCTTCCCTTACATCCTTATGTATTAGGTGCGTGGCTCGGGGATGGAGCTAGTCAAGGTGGAGGATTTACTTGTAATGATGCAGAGACTCTCCATACTATCCAAAGCTATGGATACAAGATAAGTCAATATGCTGCTAATTACGCTTATAGAATTCTAGGAATTGATCATTTACTTAGATCTTTAGACTTATTACAAAATAAACATATACCAGAACAATATTTATTCTCCTCAGAAAATTCTCGCCTTGAGTTGCTTCGAGGTTTGATGGATACTGATGGAACTATAGATTCTAAAGGTAGATGTGAATTTTTAGTGGTCAATAAAGAGTTGGCCCTGGGAACCCTAACTTTAATTCGGTCCCTTGGAATTAAGGCAGGATTCTCCACAGGACGAGCAAAGTTAAATGGGGTGGATTATGGGGAAAAATATAGGATTAACTTCACCACAGAGAAAAGGGTATTTAACTTACTCAGGAAAATAGAACGGCTCCCTGTAGCTAGTACGTTTAGTACTAGAAATTGGCATTACTTCAAGTCCAAAAAAGAAATTCCATCTGTTTCGACAAAATGTATCCAAGTAGAAGGAGGAATATACCTGATTACTAAGTCATTTATTCCTACCCATAATACTCAGGTACTCATGCTCATGCCAGCACTTTACGGATGGTTAGATAATCCTCGTTTTAGAGGCTTATTACTCCGTAGAACCTTTCCAGAACTTGAACAGGAAGTCATTCTCCGCTCCAAAGAGTACTTTCCTTCTATGGGCGGAGTTTATAACATCTCCAAGCATAGATGGGAGTTTCCTCGCGGTGGAATGTATACATTCGGACACCTCAAAGAAGAAAAAGACGTCAAGAAGTATGATACTGGTCAGTTTCCATACATTGCATTTGATGAAGCTACCTCTTTCACAGGATATCAGTACGAATATTTGACTTTGAGAAGGAATCGTGCCCCTGTCGGTTCAGGTTTACCCTCGATTGTAAGATGGGGAAGTAACCCTGGCAACGTCGGACATGTGTATTTCCGTAAGAGATTTATTGATCCGGCTCCAACTGGTGGAAAAATCATTAAAGATCCAAGAACTGGGGCAATGAAGATATTTATTCCAGCAACGGCTAAGGATAATCCGCACTTAATTGCCGCTAACCCGAATTACTTTAAGAATCTCGAACAGATAACCTCCGAAGCTGAGCGCCGGGCAATGATTCTTGGAGACTGGTATACCTTTGAAGGTCAAGTCTTCGAGGAATTTAGGATTGAGCCTCTCCGAGACGAGCCTAATCATGCGCAGCATGTTGTCGAGCCTTTTGTCATTCCTTCATGGTGGCCTAAGATTATTGGCATCGACTGGGGCTTTGCTGCTTTTTGCTTCATTATATGGGCTGCTATTAGTCCTGACGGTCGTGTTTACATTTATCGAACTTATGCAGTAAAGAAAGTCAAGATTCGAGAATGGACCAGAGATTTAGCACTTCTCTCAGCTGGTGAAATTGAGAATGTAAGAGACATTCGTATTTGTTGGTCAGCCGTCCAGGACCGAGGCCAAGATCAGACTATCTTTGAGCAGTGTGCCGAATCATTAGCAGAAGCTGGATTTAAGTGTGGACTTACTCTTGGAGATAAGAATAGAGTCGCTGGCAAACAGTTAGTCCATGAATATCTCCGCTGGAAGCCGCTCCAGACTGTTAAAAGTATTGTTGGTGAGTTCAGTCAAGAATTAGCACGACGCATTGAGAGAATGCAGGGTAGCGAAGCAATGCGGGAATATGCTTCTTTCTATGAACCTGAAGAAGTTGAACACAACTTACCAAAGTTACAGATTTTTTCTCGTTCTCCAGAAGGTAACTCCACTTCGCAATTAACAGAGGCAATTTCTACTTGTGTTTATGACGAAGTTAAGAAAGAAGATGTTAAGGAATTCGACGGGGACGACTCTTACGATTGTTTAAGGATTTTACTTAATGGCTGTAGAGACTATTTTGCAGAAGCTAAGAATGAGTTTGCAGTCCAGCAAAGGACTGGGCTTGCGAGTAAAAAACTGGCTGAGACAAACGATCAGACTTCTTTTTATCGGATGTGTGAACATGCTGAGGTTACTCAAGATGAGAATATCTCAGTTCGCAGAGTGTCCAGGATGCGCCGCTCGCGCCGATGAAGTCGATTACCTTAGGGCGACTGTTAAGGATTTACTAGAAAAGGTCAATGAAGTTAAAGAAGTTCCTTTTCCAGAAGATGTAGACTTTGAGCCACTGGAAGGCTCAGCAGGTTGGGCAAGTCAGAAACGTAGACTTGCAGAGAAGTTAAAGAAAGAACACAGAGAAGCAATAGCGGAGGCAAGAAATGAATCTCAAAGGCATTAAGTCAGTAGAAGCAGTATCTAAAGAGAGAGTAATGAAGCCTAAGAAGACATTTAAGTCTCTTTACGGAAAGTGCTAATGGACGAGCTCGATAGTTATTTAGAAGAACCTATAGATAATTTCTCACAGGAAGAAATTCCTGAAGAGGGAGAAGTTATGCAAGAGGAGATTCTTGTAGAGGAACAGACTCCTCAAGCTCCTCCTTTCTCTGAAGAAGAAATTCAGAAGGCCTTAGGGCAACTCTATCGAGATGCCAAGGATGAGGATAGGTTCGTCCGAGATAACTATTTACTTCTGTGGGAACGGCTAGAGTATTACTGGAATAATATTCTTGATATCTTTCAAGATCCGACCACTGGTACTTGGGTAGTTCCCGACTGGAATAGATTAGAGGAAGAGGGAGAGACTCCTCCTCGACTTATTAATATTTATCGTCCTTATGGAGAAGTAATTGTAGCCGCTCTCTCCGTAGCCATTCCCGGAGTCGTTTACTTTCCAGATGATCCAGATAATCCTAATGATGTAGAGACGGCTCGCGGTTATGGTGCCATTACTGAGTTGAATCAGCTGCATAACAAAGCGGCAATGCAGATTATTAAAGCATTGACGATTATTTTTAACAACGGCACGATTTTTGGCTATAACTATTATCATAAAGACCCAAAATACGGCACCTTAAAGACTCCTCGTATCGAATTTAAAGATTTAGTTCAATTCGAGATTCATTGTCCTCAGTGTGGCGAAGCAATTGATGGGGGAACGGGAACTCCTGAGCCCATCGGGAACTGTATGACTTGTGGTTATCAAGGTCCAGTTGAGCCGCAAATCTCATCCGATAAGTTTCCGCAAATTGTGGGATGGGATGAGACTCCTAAAGGTATTATTTGCCAAGAGTTGTTCTCGGGTAGAAATGTTAAAGTTTCGGCTTATGCAAGAAACCAAGAAGAGTGCGGATATCTCCTTCTAGAGTTCTTACAGTCAGTGCCTATGCTTCGTTCAGTCTTTCAGGATAAAGCTGATAGGATTCAAGCTGGTTCATCTGGTTCTTGGGAAACCTATACAAAGATACCGTTACAGTATTTTGGAGAAATGCCTCAGAATGCCGCTAACGTTGCCTGCCTTTGGCTTCGGCCTTGGCAGTTTTTTCAATTAGGAAATGTTGACTTAGCTAAGCATCTTATGTCTCTTTATCCTGAAGGTGCATATGCCATTTTCGTGAATAACGAATTAATGGATATCTATCCTGAAAACATGGATGACCATTGGACGATTTCCCCTAATCCAATGGGAACAAATCTCTATATGCGT